ACTACATGCAAAGTAAACCAAAGAAACAAAGATCACCAAAATTTGATTTGTACAGAGATATTCTCCGCTACAAAAACTACACCAATGATGATTTTTATGGAAATTTCTCTGATGTATCATCAGATATGTATGGTCATTTTGAATCTCCACGAGCTTTGAAAGTGCAGGCTGAAGAAGAAGAATCTTACACCAACCAATTCTTTTCTAAGTATTTTTTACCTAGATTGAATGTTCATTTGGCTGGTCAATTGGAATCTTTAGGATCAGATTACATACCCAAATTGTTTGATGATATCATTACATTTGTGCAAATGGCAACTCAGAATATTGAAGGTTGGAATAGATATCAAACTATCTATCAAGCAATAAGAGTTTTTCTGAAATGCAGATACAATGAATCATCAGCCAAGATATTCTTTGATCGTGTTGCACCATATATCAAGAGTTTGTTTGATGACCTCTCCCCACAAGCAGATTTCTTTGCAACATCTCGCGGTTTCTTGAATTCATACAAGAACATTAATGAGAGCCCTATTGTTGTTAAATTGTACAAGTGTTGCATGTTCTTATTGAGCATGTCAATATTTGATAAATTTGGGATTACATTTGACAAATTTGGCTTTACCAAATTGGAAGAAGTTGCGATGAAGAAGAAACTCTATAAGAAAACAGATTTCATATATGTTATCTGTGACACTTTGCTCTTCGTCTTAGAGAGAGGTTACCAAGTTTATTTAACTGGTGATATATCATGTTTGTTCCATTCAGGTGGAACCTATAAAGATGTGTACGATGAGTGTAGACTTCTGCAGCGACAGCAAGCATTATTATGCAATCCTGAAGCTAACGGTTTCACAGAATCAGATTTCCGTGGCAGACTTGATTCTGTCATAGAAAAGTTGACCAATATTGATAAACACTCTTTCAGATTAGATAAAACTGACATCAAAGTTGTGAAACTTACATTGAATGACATGTTGATGATTAGAGATGATCTCAACACGAAAGCAGCAGCTCGATCCAATAGAAAGGCTCCAATGGGATTACTTGTGTTTGGTGACTCAGGAATTGGTAAAACTACCATAACTAGCATACTCTGTACCTATTTTGCAAAGAATCAAAAATTACCTTGTGGTGATGAATTTCGCTATACTGTAAATCCAGCAGCAAAATTTTGGAATGGTTTTTTAACCTCACAACACACAGTTATTCTCGATGATGTTGCTAATGAGGACCCCACTCTCGGTGA